ATGTGGAAGGTGAAGAAAAGCCCACGTCAACCTCTTAAAACATCGTCCATGACCGCATATCTGACCGCATCGATGGAATGGTCGTTCCCATCCGGGATCTCATCGATCCAGTTGCCTTCCTTGTCCCGCTCGAATTCTTTCAAGGTGAACTCCGTGAAGGTGAGCGGGCATCTATCGGAATCAATCACGATCTCCCTCAGGCCGGCAAGCCACTCGTACGAAAGCCTGCGCATGCGCGCCTTCCTGGCAGCGTGAACGCGGATGCCGAGCTCGCGCCGCCAGGTGTTCATCTGAATCTTGGAATCGGGCGTGTCATCGGCGTACACGATTTGATTGTGAAAGTAAGGCTCGCCGTTCTCTTCGTCGGGGAAAGTGAGCGAATCAACCACGATCTTGCCGGTGTCGATGGGCATCATCTTGTTGGCGGAATGCTCTTCGAAGATGAGAAGGCGCCGCTCGGAAGGTTCCCATGCACACCGGACGAACCGCCAGGGATCCGGGAACCAGCCCCAGTCCACACCGTTGCGTATCCGCTCGAACCCGCGTATGCGGGAGTCGGAAAGCTTCGCCTCGCGCACGTTGTCGAAGACGGCGCCGCCCGTGCCCGTGATCTCGCCCAGGTATTCCCACCGCCAGGCCTGCTCGTTCGTGTCGCGAAGGTACTCGGCCTCCATGATGAAGGGCTCGCCCAGCCAATCCGGATGCGTCTCGGCCACGTCCAGGTAGGAAGAACCCATGACCAGCGTGTCCGCCCGCCGCTTTCGTTCCAGGCGCTCAACGTTTACCCAGCTCCACATCGTCTTTGGCGGGTTATAGCTGTAGAAAATCCAGAACTTGTCCCCGCCGCGCCGGAGGGAATTGAGGATGGAGCGCACCGCCTCGATGCCCTCGAACTGATCGAGTTCTTCTAGCCAGATCAGCGAGGCATATCCCTTGGTGAACTTGACGCCTTTCAACTTCAGCGGGTCGTCGGCCCCGCGAAACACGATGCGCTGCCCGGTCGGCGTGTAGGTGATCTCCATGGGGGAAACCCTCGCCTTGAAGACCGATTCCAGCCCGAGCGCCTCGATCGCCCAGAGAACCTGCTGGTACACCGAGTCGCGAAGCGTGTTGCTGAAGCGCCTGACCACCACGGCGTTCGCCTTGGGGAAGGAGATGATGAGAAGGACGAGGCAGACGGAGATGAAGGAAGATTTGGTGCTGCCTCGCCCACCATGGAGCCAGTAGTGCGTATGGCCATGCGCGAGAACGTCCCCGAGAACCGGGTGGAACTTCGGGATGATGAAATCGCTAACCCTGGTCGCCGGCGTCTCGCTCATCGCCGCCCTCCTCGTCTGCCATGGGCTCGATCGGGAAGTCGAGCATCAGCTGCACCGGCGCGTCGCCGGCGTCCTCGGCCTTGCGCTCGGCCTTGCCGTATTGGTCCGGGAAGCGCCGCTCGAGCATCCAGGCGGCGGCCGTCCAGTACTGGGGCTTCTCCGACGCGCGCAAGATCGTGTCGTGCAAAGACGCCTTGAACCCGACGTTCGCTTTTTTTAGTCCCTCGTTTAATGCGCGTTTCGCAGAGCCCTGACGTGCGGTCTCTCCCTCCTTTATCCAACGGTAGAAGGTGGACTGGTGCACTCCCAGGGCCTCTATGATGTCGCAGTCGTATATCCCGCGCTCCTTCAGGGAGATCGCGGTCTCGACCATTTCCATTGTCAGCTTCGGCTTTCTCATGCCGGCCATTTTCCGCAAGTGTCACAATCTCGGCGGATAGGTTAGGAAATCTCATCGCCGTTGCCCCTCTCTCTCCTGGTGGAAAGCCCGTATTTCCTGCAAAGCCGGCTGTTGCGCTGACGCATCCTGTCGCGCTCGCGCCTGATGCCGGCGATTTCGTCAGGGTTTGTGGCTGCCTCCCGCTCTGCCTCCAGGATCTCGTTGAACGCTATCTCCTCGTTGAGGTGCATGAGCTCGGTGCACTTGGGACAAAGTCCGCTCTGCCGGTTCAGCCGAAGCCCCACGACACCACATTCCGGGCAGACCTGCTGCACCTTCAGGCTCACGTGGATGCGCGATGCCCGGTGCTCGATGGCGTGCAGGGAGCGGCGAACGTTGCACTCGCGGAGGATGGCGGCCTGCACGGCCTCGGCGCCCAGGTGGCCGATCTCGCGAAGGATCGAATCTTGCTTCGTCGTCCAGGGAACCATCCATCTAACCCTTCAGACGCTTGCAGGGTTGAAGGGGCCCGCGCCCCCCGTGGTCTGGTTGGTCATGCAGGCGGGCCAAAGCCCGAGCCCGCCTGCATGATCGACCACCCGTTTGCATGGTTGATTCAATACCCCTACACCATTTATTAATAATGGCGTGTAGGGGTATTTCCCTCCAACCCTCCAACATGGCATTTGAAGGGTTGAAGGGTTGCCTAGTCCTCACCGCCGGCCTCCCTCCTGACGATCTTCGCCTTGCCAGACCCGGGCGAGCCCATGCGCTTGAACTTCTCGGACTTGTCGGCGTAGCGGTTCACGGTCGTGTCGCTCACGTTGAGTGCCCGCATCACGTCCTCGCGAAGGCAGTAATCGCCCTCGCCGATCGCCTTCTCGCATGCCTCCTCGAACCTCGCCATCTTGTCGGCCTTGTCCTGCTCGACGCGTTGCCGCCTGGCTTCCGATAGGCCGCCGTAGTTCGGCTTGCACACCTCGAGCAGCTCGGTCGGGTCCTCTACGTGCAGGGGCCATGCGAACCACACGTCTACGGGCGATTTGGGGGCGAACTCGCGGAGGGTGAACGACATGCGCCAACCCGTCAGCGTAGGACTTGCCGCAAGACTCACCACCTCTCGCGCGGCGGCGAGCGTGCCGGGCTCGAGCATGAGCTCGGTGAGGTCGACGACGGCATCGGGCGCGCGGCCGAACACGCCCGAGCCGCTGCCGCGGTCGATCGATGACTTCAGGCCCTGGGCGCCCTTGGAGTGGTGGTGGCTTATCACGACGGTGCAGCCCAGGCGCACGCAAAGGCGGTCGAGCTCCGCGAAGAACTCGCGTATGTCCTTGGCGTTGTTCTCGTCGCCGTCCTGGATCATGTAGGCGGGGTCGATGACGACGACGCCGAACTGGCCGGGCTGACAGCGGGAGAACAGCTCCTCGACGATCTGGTGCAGCCCACATGACTGGCCGCGCAGGGGCCACACGACCAGGTTGTCGCGCACGTCGACAGTGCTCACACCCTTAGCAGCCGTCACCTCTGCTATGCGCTTTTGAAGGGTCCTCCGGTCCGTCTCCAAGTCGATGTAGAGGACCTTGCGCTTTGCGCACGCCATGCCGATCCAGTAGCCGCCCGTGGCAACGCTGACAGAAAGGGCGATCAGGCCCCACGTCTTGTTCGCCTTTGAGGGTCCGGTGAAAAGCATCTTGTGACCCTCCAGCAGCACGCCCTCGATGATCACGGCCGGCATGGGAGGGAGCTCCTCCTTCACGGCGATCGCGCCCTCGAAGGGCGGCAGGTCAGCCGCGAGAGTTGCCGCAACTTCTCCCGAAAACGAGGAAGCGGAAGCCGCAGCCTCCGCCTCCTCAGCTATCCGGGCGTATTCTTCCTTAGCGCCCATCGCCCCTCCACTTCGTTCCGAAGAGGACGAGACCTGTCGCCTGGTCGGGGGGTTTCTCGAAGAAGTCCCAGTCGCTGCCGCGCCCGTTGGTCAGCCATTCGCCCGCGTCTTTCGCCCCATCCGGGTATGGCTGCAGGTAGGCATGTGGTATACCGATGGTGTCCAGATCGGCAACCATGCGGTCGCGCGTCTTGCGCCCTTCGCCATCCTCATCCATGCAGACGATGACCTTTCTAGGCCTGAGCTGCGGCTTCGTGTAGTAGAGGACCTGGGCGAAGCGCTTGGCGTTCGACGTGCCGCCGAGCGCGACGCATGTTTTGCCGGTGATCTTGCGCATGGCCATGGCGTCGATCAGGCCCTCGGTCACGTACACCACGGGAAGAGCGGCGGAAAGGGCCCACTCGTTGTAGAGCGGCGAGGAGACGCGTTTCGGCCTCCACTCCTTGTTTCGCACAGCGCCCCTGCTGATCGTGCGCACCATGCAATACCTCGCTTCCGTGAAATCCCTGTTCCAGAACGGGATCGTGATGAATCCCAGAGCCTCCGGCTCGTACACGCTAAATTGCTCCATGATCGCCTTGGGGTAGCGCGTGAACCCCAACCCAAACGCCGCCGCGTCGTCATCGTCGAGCCCCCGGTAGCGCAGGTAACGCCTGCCCACCTCGTTGCCCGGCGCGTACAGGTCGCCGAACGCGAGCCCGCACGCCTCGGAGCAGTCCTGGGCGCCGACCTGCCTCGGCGGCTCGAACGGCGGCCGGGGCTTCGGTGACGGACGCGGTTTCGGCGGCCCGTTCGAATCCTCCAAACCGATCCCGAGGTCCGTCGCCGCAGCCTCCGCCTTCGCCTTGAAATCGGAGATGCCGTAGAACTCGCCGGCGAGGTCGATCGAGTCGAACTTCCTGCCGCACCCGTAGCACCAGGCGCTCAGCGAGCTCGGGTAGTACTTGCAGGACGGCGTGCTGTCCTCGTGGTCGCGCGATGGGCACGAGAACGGACGCAGCAGGTCGGTGATCCCGTAGTAGCGCTCCAGCAGGTCGGGCATGCGCTCGCGTATGAGCTCGAGAACCCGTTCGTCAATCATGGGCATCGCCTTCTTCCTCTTCCTCGAAGAGCTCGCGCCAGTGCCCCTGCCATCCGACGGCCGCAGAGATTGCCTTGCCCCATCCGGGATAGGGCGGCTCTATGCCCCGCACGATCTTCGAGACGGTCGGCTCGCTGATGCCGGTCTTCCGCGCGATCTCGGCCTGGGTGCCGTATTTTGCCTGGCAGATGCGCCTGATGCGAAGCATTTCAGGCCGCCTTGTTCTTGGCGGAAAGCTTGTCGTCAAGCCACGCGCCGGTGATGACGTTTCGCACGTAGTCTTCCGCGAAACCCACGAGCCCGGATATGCGTGAAACCGCGAACCCCTGGTCGTGCAAACCCCAAATCCGCGCCTCAGTTCCCGTCAGATTCTGGCCCATTGCCATACACCGCCTTTTGCGACTCGTCGAGCAGGTCGAACTTGTAGACTCGCCATTGCGATCCAAGCTTCCTGCCGGGGATGGTTCCGTTGATCAGGCAGCGCCTGACGGACTTCACGTGCATCCCCGTGCACTCGGCAACCTGCTCGGGCGACAGGAACATCGGGAGGTCCTCGAACTTCTCAGCTACGCACATGTCATTTCCTCGCTTTCGTACTCCAAAACCCAGCCGATTGGCCCTCCCGGGAACCGGGCCGCTCAACTGTGTCGCAAACTTTACCACACAAACTGGCAGAATCTGCTAGAATCTGTTCCAGTGAAAAAGTTTCTCGTAAATTTTGGGTCTTGTTGTGGCGTGTCGTGGTTCCGTGTGGTACACTGTTCCCAACGCAAGAGGGAGCGCCGAACCGCATCCGGCAACGGCGGCACACAAAACGTCCACATTCGGGATAGGAGCGGAAATGACCAAATCGCTTCAGGACCTCCGCAAGGAGGCGGGATACAAGACGGGCAAGGACTTCGCCGACGAGTGCGGCATGAACCCGTCCACCTACGCGCGCTACGAGAAGGACCCGAGCGGCATCCCGCTCAAGTCCGCCTGGAAGATGGCCGACATGCTGGGGTGCTCGATCGACGCCGTCGTCGGGCGCGACAACCCCCAGACCGCCGACGAGCGCGGCGAGGTACAGAAGCGCTACGACGCCCTCTCCCCCGCATGCAGGTCCCTAGTCGGCGACTTCATCGAATTCGCCGAGTCGAAGGACGCCGAGCTCGCCGAGAGGGCGCGGCTCGAGCGCGAGGCCCATTACATGCAGGTCTTCCGGCGCTACCAGGACCTGTTCTTCTCGGAGCTCGACGAGCAGGGCGACGACCTAATCCTGCTCGGAACGTCCGAGGACCTTCGCGGGCGCTTCGAGGGCTTCATAACCGAGAAGATCGGCAGGAGCGCTGTGGGCGAAGACGAGAGGGAGGGGGTGATCGAGGGCATCATGGCCGCCTACGACGCGTTCAACGCGGGCGCGGGCGGCAACAGTCAATTCGCCTACTTCCGCTTCTGAAGCACATCGGTAAAAGGACGGCCCGCAGGTGCGCCAACACCCGCGGGCCAAGGCGTCCAATCAAAGAGGTCAGTCAAAGAAAGGACGGTGTCATTATATGACAACCACCGCAGCCGGCGGCTTCGACGTCGCCAACATCCCCGCAGACGAGCTTGCGGACATGCTCCTGTGGCTCGTCAACAACCTCAACCCCATCGACCACATGGACTGCGCAGCGCTGCTCATGGCCACATGCGACCTGCGAACCCGAGAGGCGCTCGCCCTGCGCTGGCAGGACGCCGACCTGGATGCTAAGGAGCTGCACGTCGCCTACACCTGCGACGAGCTCGGCAACCCCAAGCCCGTCAAGGCAAAGTTCACGGTGAAGATGCCGGCTTGCGCAGCCGATGGCCTGCGCAAGCGCCGCGCCGTGCAGACCGCCTACTTCAAGCGCTACGCGAAGCACCTGATCGACCGTGAAGGTGAGCAGGCAACGGTCAGCCTCCTGGCGCCGATCGTGAGCACCCCAGAGGGAAAACCGGTGCGCCCCAAGGCCTTCGCCCGCTGGTGGCACGACCGACGCTGCGATTTCAACATGTTCGGATGGACGCGCTCCGACCTGCGAAAGGCCCGCATGAGCGCCGCCGCGGCCAATTCGGAAGCGGGGCGATAGGGATGGCGAAAACGAAGGGAAGAGGGTCGATCTACCCGCTCGAGAAGGGCAAGGAGAAGCGCCGCTGCAAGAAATGGCGCCTGATTGCGCCGTGCGGATACGACTCCCAGACGGAGACGTACCGCCAGAAGACCAAGACTTTCAACGGCACCTTCACCCAAGCACAAAAGGCCCTCGACAAGTTCATGGCGTCGGTCGACTCAGGAGAAATCGTCGTGAAGTCGAAGTGGACGTTCAAGAAGTACGCCGAACACTTCATAGAGGTCCGCAAGCTCTCTGGCGAGGTGGCCGAAGGGACGATTCGCCGCGAGGCCGAGAAGCTCGACTCCCTCGCCTATATCATCGGCGACATGAAGCTGCAGGAGATCACGCCGGACACCATAGAGAAGGCCCTCATCGAGCTCCGCTCCGGAAACAGCAAGTCCGGCAAGCGCCTGTCTGGAACCTACCTCAACGACATATGCAAGAAGGCGTCGCTTCTGTTCGACCATGCGGTGAAGAACAAGATCATCGTCGAGAACCCGATTTCCAAGGTGGCCAAGCCCAAGATCGACACGCCCGAGAAGAAGCCGCTCGACCCGGACGCGGTAAAGAAGCTGCTCGACGCGCTGAACCCGGCGGAGTACATGGAATGCGGCGTCATCCTGGCCACCACGCTCGGCCTGCGCCGCGGCGAGGTCGTCGGCCTGTCGTGGGGAGACGTGAACTTCAAGGAGCTCACGGTACACGTCAGCAAGAGCTACGACGATTCCGGCAACCTCAAGACGCCGAAGACTAAGGCGTCCAACCGCATCCTGCCCATGTCGGACTTCGCGTACGACGCGCTCAAGGCCCGCTACGATTCGCAGCTGTCATTCCTGAAGCTCTACGGCCAGCAGCTCCTGGTCGAGGACGAGAAGACGAAGGAGGTCTCCATCAAGCGCGATGCGCCGGTGATAAGCGACCGCTTCGGAGAGAGGATCCACCCCGCGGGGCTCGGCCGCTGGTGGTACAAGCACCGCGCAGGATTCGGCCTGGACGGCTACACACTGCATGAGCTAAGATATCCCAACCAAAATAAAATCCCAACTTCGCGCCGCTGCCCCGCGCTTGACCTCGCCGCATAGTCTCCTGGAAGTTGGGATTTTATTTCCTGCCTTATGCTCTACCTCCCTTTGCAAAAC